TGCGGCACGTAGACCGTGCGCACGCAGCCGGTCAGGAGCACGAAGGGCAGGAGGAACGGGATCAGTCGCTTCAAGAACCTCATGGCGTGCCCCAGTGCTGGCGAATCCTGTCGCGCAGCCGGTCTCGCGTCTGTCGGTCGGGATCGGCGCTCCCCGCCGTAGACCGCGATTGCCTCGCGGCCCACGGCAGGAGCGCCTGGAACAGGGCAGTCAGAATGGCGACTAGCCATTTCATTCCGACTCAGAACGCGCGTGGTCATTCAGGTTGCCGGACGCCTCCAACTCGGCGTGGACGATCTGGATGCCCTCACGCAGTTCGTGCCTCGTCTTCTGGTCAGCAGGCCTTCCCTGCACCTCTGCGTATACCCTCAGCACGTAGCTCAGCGCTGCGTTCAGTCGACGCAACGACTTGTTCGGCGTGTCGTCGGGGATCTCCTTCTCGGCCCACTTGACGGCCGCGATGATCGTCCCCTCGAATGCCTGCCAAGCGGGCTTGGCGGCGTACAGCCGGTTGAGCAGCCAAAGCAGAACGCCAGCCATCACCGTGACTCCGGCGGGGCTGTTCAGCACATCCCACGCCACTTGCATCCACACAGTCCATTGCATATTCTCATCCTTTCCGGCCCGTGAAGGCCTCTTTCATCTTTGATATCGATTCATCGTTCACAATCACCAGCTCCCGCCGGTCCTGGCTGGCATACGGATCGAAGTCCGCCGGCCGGAACGGCCGCGTCCGCTTCGGGTCACGGTGGGCGTTGGCTATCACCGCGCAGATTAGCGACGTATGCGCCCACCGCTCACGCCCCAGACCTTCGGCCATCAGGAGCAGCTGCCGTAACGTCAATGGACATGGGTCGACCCCAACCATGCCCGCTATGCGCCAGATATCGTCCCACGGGTCATGGCATCCCGGATCGTCGCGTCGACGTCTAGCGCATCTATCCGCGTCTCCACCGCCGCCACAGCCGCCTCGATCAGGGCCATCTGCTTGGCAACCGCCTTGGCCCGGTCGCTGCGGCCGCGCGACCGGAAAAAATCGATCAGCTCCTCGTAGAATGCCTTCTGAGCAGCCAGCAGCGTCTGGCCGTCGAAGCTGGAGCGCACGTCCTCATCGGTGACACGATGCGCCTCGAACTGCCCCTCGAGCATGGCGCAGAGCACCTCGCCCAGGAGCATCTCGTCGGTCCCGAGCCGCGTCAGCAGGGGCGGATTTCCCGCCTCCGGCTGAAGCAGATCGATGTCCAGCTTCGCTTTGACCTTCATGGCCGTGCCGAGGGTCAGCGCGAGCGTCCAGGTCCGTCCGGCGGCATCCGTGAATGTCTTCATGGCGATCAGGTCCCCGTGATCCAGCTGCGGAATACGGCGAGCTTGGCCGTGACGCTCACCGTGATGGCTTCCTCCAGCGCCTCGTTCCGGCTGAACGAGGTGATGGCGAAGTCGCCGTCCGGTCCCTGGCCGCCAGACTTGTCCAGAATCTTAAGTGCGATCAGCCCCGCCGACAAAAACGCATCTTTGACGGCACCGAACGCAGCGTCGTTAGGATCCCAGATCATCTCGAACTCCACAGTGCATTCGCGCAGCGTCGGTACAGTTGCCCGCCAGCCAGAGTTTGCGCGGGTGGTGACGTCGGCTTCACCCGCCTCGAGGGTGAGCGTCACATTCTTGACGTTGCCTATCTCTGTCGTAGCTGAGCTGCCCGCCGCGCCGTAGTAAAGCTTGGCATTCATGCCCAGTAGGAATGTGGTCGGCATATTTCGTCCTCCTATTTCACGCTGTCCCGCCACATCGCGGGCAGCTTCGGTTGTTCCTGCGCGAACGCGGGGCCCATGTAGGGCCGCGCTCGGTACGTCGCCCGAACGAGCTTGTTCCGGCGCACTAGCGTAGTCTGCCCGCCGTACTCCAGCAGCGACGGGGCTTGGCCGTGTCCGCGCCGGTCCAGTCGCGTCGGCCCGATTACCACGCTGCGATGGGCCGGGTCATAGCCGAAGAAGATGAACTTCTTCAGCAGCCCCGTATGCGAGCTTGGCGGCGATCCGGGCGGCGCGGGAGTCTTTCGACTCCGAATACTCCCCTTAGCCGTGCGCCGCACGAACGCGCCGAACTTCGACAGAACATTACGAGTCGCGGAGTCCACCCGCGAGATCACAGCCGGGCGGTCGAAGAAGAGCTGCTTGATCTCGAACCCAACGTTCATCCGACGCTCCTGTAGGTCACGGTCAGCACGCTGGTGAAGGTCCGCTGCTCGGCCAGATGATCCGGCGCATAGACGGGATCGTTCTGCATCCGCACCCACGCCGCGTGCGGCGCGGCGGATAGCGCACGCCGCCGCAGATAATCCGCGATGGCGTCCATCAGGCCGCAGAGCGTGGCCACTTCGGTGTCCAGGTCCTTGCCGAGCTTCTTCTGCACGCCGATGTCGATCTGGAAGTCGAACTGGCCGACCGACCGCGTCGAGCCGCTGATCTCGACCGCCTTGGGCACCACCGACACCTTCAGCTCCGCCAGGTCGGACAGTTCGAACTCCGGCAACACCCGCCGAACGGCGGTGAAGGCCGGGTCGAATGTCCCCGCCGGTGCGGCGTTGAGTTCGCCCGCGACGGCGTCTGCGATGGCGGTGATCCGTGCCATGGGTTAGTCCAGTTCCGCGAGCAACGCATCGGAGGCATGCCGGGCCTGCGTGAGGCCATCGGCGCGGCGCGTCAGTTGCTGTTGCATCTGGCCGACCACCGAGGCGACGGTCTGGGCGTCACCGGCTTCCAGTTTGGCCAGCGTCTCCTGCATCTGGGTCTTCTGCCGGTCCAGCACGGTCAACTGCACCGCCAGCCGGTCCTTGAACTGGCCGACGATTTCGGCCTTGGTCGCGGCGTCGTTGACCGAGAGCTTGTCCCGGACCCGCGTCACCTCGTCCAACTCGGCCTGCTGCTTGTCGCGCAGGGCTTTCACGTGCTCCTTCGTCAGGAGCCGCCCGGCGGCGTCCTTCACGGCCTTGACCGGTCCGTTGCCGTCGTCCACCGTCACGATCTTCGTCTCGCTGCTGCCGTTCATGTCCGCATCCTTTCGTTGTTACGCCGTGGTCACCTGCAGACGGCTGCCGCCGTCGAAACTCAACTGGTCGGTCTTGGCCCTGATCTGTTGCAACTCCGCGCGGATCGCGCCGAGCAGATCGGCCGCGGACTGATCGTAGGTCCAACTCCACAGGTAGTTCGACACGTTGTGCATCTGGGACTGGATGTCCGTGAGCGGGCCGAAATCCCATCCCGCGAGGTAATCGCGGACGTTCATGAGCCAATACGCCATGTCTGTGAGCGGACCATACGAGTAGTAGCCGATCAGGCAGTCGCGGATCTGCCACGTGCTGTAGGCGATATCCGTGAGCGGGCCGGACCACCAATAACCGGTCAGGCAGTCGCGGAGGGTGTAGAGGCTGGATGCCGCGTCCATGATCGGACCCCATATCATGCCGGATATGTGATCCCGGACATCCTGCATGCCTGAGGTGAGGTCCACCAGCGGGCCCCAGTAGTTTCCGGAGAGGTAGTTCTCGGAGTTCCACGCCGCGTACCGCAGATCGTCCAGCAGGCTCCAGTTCATGCCCGACAGGCAGTCGGCGAAGTAGGTCAACCGATCCTGCACGTCGGACAGAGTCTTGCCGTCGGAGCCGGCCAGCCCCTGGATGATGCCGTCCACGTCCGCCTGAACGAGGTCGGCGCTCACTGTCGCATTGATCGTTCCGCCGTATGGCATCACCACGTCCCTCCGATGATCGTCACCGCGTCCCCGGGCGTTCCCTTGATGGCGATTTCATGGAGGTTCACGCTCCAGAAGTCGTGCCATTCGCCCGCCACCCACGGCACGTCCGATCCGTCGTCGCCCCGAAAGAAGACCGCCGCGCTGTTGGTCGGCGGACAAGAGACCGTCACCGACGCGACCAGCTTGGGGTCCGAAAGGGGCCGGTAGTCGGCCGTTACCTCGATCCTTCTCATGATCACATTGTTCATTCGCGATTCTCCTTCATCGGACGGCCCAGGCCGTCAGGACGGACGCGAACGCCGTCACCGCCGAGCCGACAATCAGCCAGACGAGCCGGGACTGGCGCTTCGCGTCCTGTTCCAGCCGGTCCAGCCGCATCGCGATGCCGGGCTTGCCATTGCCCCGGATCGCCTCGTCGAGCCGGTCGAGCTTGACGCGGATTTCCGCGAACTCGCGCTCGCACGCGGCTCGGAATTCGCTGCTGATCGTCACATCGCTCATGGTTCCGCCCCGACGTCCTTGGTGTGGATGCGGCAGGTCCGGCGGTACGGATCGCTCCATCGCCAGCAGCCCTCGCCGCCCAAATTCATGACCTCATATCGCCGCCCGTTGGCCGCGATCACGTCGCCCGGTTCCGGGACGAGTCCCAACTCGTCGGCCAGGATCAGGAAATCCCAGGCCTGGGCGTCGACCGTCAGGCCCGACTCGTCGGCGACCTGGAATCGGGTTCTCCCGTAGGTCGCGTGGACGCTCTTCACGTCCGGCGGCCTGCGGTACTCGACCGGGCTGGAGCAGTGCGACGTGCGCATCTGCTCCAGCCACTGCGATCCCTGCTGGAGGAGGTCGGCCACGGTCGGTCTCCGCTATTGACTCAAGCGCACCCGCACGACGGCGTCCGCGTCGGCCGCTGCGTTCACG